TGCAGACACAGGTGTGAGTACATTGTTTAGAGGAATTATGGCATTAGTCTGTAAGTACCAAGACAAAGAAAGAATTATTAAAATTAATAACATTTTTGTTCCTATGAATCCTAGAGAATGGGACACAGAATATAACCTGACTGTTAATGTTGGATTAGGTACAGGTGGTAAACAAGAACAACTTGCAACAATGCAAATGATTCTTGCTAAACAAGAAGAAGTCATTAAAGGTTATGGTTTAAATAACCCGTTAGTTAATATTAAACAATACAGAGATACATTAGCCAAGTTCGTTAATATGGCAGGCTTTAAAGATGACAGTCAGTTCTTAATGGAAATATCAGAAGAACAAGCAATGCAAATGGCACAACAAGCAGCACAAGCTCCTAAAGAAGAAGATAGCAATACTAAAGCAGCCGCTATACTTGCAGAAGTAGAAAGAGAAAAAGCACAAATGCAAATGCAAGCTAAAATGGCACAGCTTGAACTAGAGAAACAAAAAACAGAACTTAAAGCTCAAAAAGAAATGCTAGAACTTCAACAAGATAGAGTCCAGTTTGAAAAAGAAATGGCACTAAAAGAATTAGAGTTTGCACAGAAAGCACAGAGCGAACAAGACAAAGCGGTTATGGATTCTTTAGAAAAAATACAAAATATGGCAACACCTAAATAATGACAAAATCAGAAGCATTTAGAAACATTCTACAAAGTCAGGAACTTAATGACGAAATAGAATCTATGAGAAAAGAATTAGTAGAATTAATCATTAACTCTGATGATGACGAAGTAGCGACAAGAGAAGGTGCTTATGTCAGAATCAAAGCAATTAATGAAATCATGTCTCGTTTTGAATCCATTGCAAAAGACGATGAGATTAAAGACAAGGCTTGGAAGATATTATAGGCATATTGCCTGTATGGTAAAGCCACACCTAGAGGGCACAAGGAAAGAAAATGAGTGATGACACCATGACTTCCGATTCATCGGAAAGTGGAAATCTAACAGTAACAGATGCAGCTTCAGCTATTGAAGGTATGCTATCTAGTGCAGAGGACTCCACACAGGAACAACCAGAAGTAGTAGAAGAGCAAACCGAAGAAGTAGAAGAAGTAGAGGAAACTGAAGTTGAAGAAGAAGCTGAACCAGAAACGGAAGAAGCTGAAAAAGAAACTGAAGAAGAATCCGAAGTTGAAGAACCTGAAGAAGTTGAGGAAGAACAAACTTTCACCATTAAAGCAGCAGGTGAGGAAAAAGAAGTTACCCTTGATGAACTAAAGAAATCTTATCAACTCGGCTCTGATTATACTAAAAAGACTCAAGAAGTAGCTGAACAGCGTAAAGTCATAGAGCAGGAAGCTAAAGCTATTATTGAAGCTAGAAAAGTTAGAGATGACTATTCACAAAAATTGCAGGCAATAGAACAATTCTTAACGGGCACTAATGACAGTCCAGAAGATTTATCTGCAATGAAAGAGAACGACCCGATAGGATATGCAGTTAAGGTCGCAGAAATGACCGAAAAAAAAGAACAGTTACAAGCTGTGCAAGCTGAAAAGAACCGCCTTGCTCAAGAGCAACAAGCGGACAATCAAGCTCAAATGCAAAAGTTTGTAGAACAAGAACAAATTAAACTAGCAGAATCCTTACCAGAGTTTTCAGACAAAACGAAAGGCGAACACATCAGAAATGATATTCGTAGCTACGGCAAAAAGATAGGATTTACAGACCAAGAGTTATCTCAAGTCTATGATTCCCGTCATGTATTGGTATTACATAAAGCAGCACAATACGACAAATTAATGGCAGGTAAAGCTGGCGTTAAAAAGAAAGTCGCTAAAGCACCAAAGACTGTAAAGTCTGGAGCTAAAGTAAAGCAGAATGTAACCGACATACAAAGAAAACAACTTAAAAAGCTACAGCAAACTGGTTCAGCCAGAGATGCCGCAGCTATATTTGAAAACTTTATTTAAGGAAAAACAATGGCAGAATTTAGAACGTATACAGCGATTGGGCAAAGAGAAGATTTAGCTAACACTATCTACAACATTGCACCAACCGAAACACCAGTAGTTTCATCTATTGGTAAAACAAAAGCAACAGCAACATACCATGAATGGCAAACTGATACTCTAGCAGCAGCTAGTGCAGCAGGCTTAATTGAGGGTGCTGATGCAGCAGGTGCTTCTGATAGTCCTACAGTTCGTGTAGGGAACAGAACACAAATTCAAGGTAAAACAGTTCATGTATCAGGTACTCTTGATGCAGTTGATAAAGCTGGTCGTAAGACAGAAACAGCTTACCAACTTGCTAAAGCAGGACAAGAGCTAAAACGAGACATGGAAAAAACTATTCTTGGTAATGTAATTCAAAGTAATGGTACTGCTGGTTCAGCAGCTAGAGTGCTTGGTTCTATTCAAACATGGTTATTAACTAACTTTGTTTCAGAAGGAACAGGCGGTGCTCCAGCTGGTCCAGTTGGTGGTAACGGAACTGCTGTTCGTACTTCAGCAGGCTCTGGTAACTATGGTGCTTTTGAAGAAGGCAAACTAAAAGAAGCAGTTAAATCATGTTTTGAAAATGGCGGTAACCCAACTTTATTAGTTGTACCACCAACACAAAAACAAGCAGTATCAGCATTTACTGGTATTGCTGCACAGCGTTTCCAAGCTCCATCAGATAAGCAGACTACTATTGTAGGTGCTGCTGATGTTTATATGTCAGACTTTGGTACTTTATCTGTTGTACCTGACAGATTTATGACTGCTGATGGTGGAACTGGTGGTGGTGAACAAGCATTATTGCTTGACCCAACTATGGCATCTATTGCTACACTACGACCATTTGAGTCAAATCTATTGGCTAAATCTGGTGACAGTGAAAAGCATCAAATGCTTGTTGAGTACACTTTACAAGTATCTAATGAAAAAGCACATGGTATTGTTGCTGACTTATTAGTAGCGTAATAAAAATTAATGTTGCCCACTTCGGTGGGCAGTATTATTAAGGATTGATATGGGAAAATATAACGACCACTTAAAAAAAGTAGAATACAGAAATTACAAAGAACATAAAACTTCTGACGGAAAAGTTTTAGAAGTTGTACAAGATGTAAGTGACATTGTTGAAAGAAATAAAAAAGAATATAACAATAGCTCAACAAAATGGGGTGATGATGTATTTGATAACAAGATAGCATCTATTCCAATGACTGTTGTAGATAAGTTAAATCAACAAGGCATCATGAGAGGATTTCATGTACTAGACCAAAAGGCTTTTTTTAAATGGTTAAACGACCCAGACAATAGATTTTTTAGAACAAAACAGGGCAGAATCTAAATGGCATTTTTTACAGACTACACAACGCTACAGGCAACTATAGCTAGTTACTTGGCTCGTACTGATTTAACAACCCAGATACCAGAGTTTATTAGACTAGCTGAAGATAGACTTGTCAGAGACTTACGCATTAGACAAATGATTAAAGTAGCAACAGCTCCTACAGTAGCAGGTGATGCAACAGTATCTTTGCCTTCTGATTTTGTAGCTATGAAAGATTTGCACTTACAAGGCAACCCACCACAAACAATTAAATTTTTATCTACCAGTAATTTCTTTAGAAATGCACAAACTGCTGTTTCAGGATTACCTAGTAGGTATACGCTACTTGGTGCAGAGTTTCAATTTGCTCCAATTCCTGACAGCGTTTACACGCTACAGATGGTTTATTTTTATAAACCAGAATATTTGAGCGACACAGTTTCATCAAACCTTTGGTTAGCTAACACACCTGATTTATTACTCTACGCTGCACTAGGTGAAGCAGAACCCTATTTGATGAATGATGAAAGACTTAATACATGGGCAAGTATGTATGACAGAGGAGTAACAGCTCTACGCAAGAGTGATGATGAATCTGAATACCCTGCTCAACCACTTACTATTACTAACTCAACGAGGTAAATTACTATGGCTGAAATGTCGGATTATTTAGAAGTTGCACTTCTAAACGCAACACTTAATGGGGTTGCTTTTACAGCAGTAAACGACCCTTATGTATCACTACACACAGCAGACCCAACAGATTCTGGAACTGGTGCAGGTGGAGGTGGAACAGAAGTATCTGGTGGCTCTTATGCTAGAACTGCTGCTTCTTTTGCTACTGCTTCAGGCACATCAGGTTTAGTTGCTACAGATGCAGATGTCACCTTTCCAACTGCAACTGGAACATGGGGAGTTGTAGGATGGATAGGTTTATGGGATGCAGCTAGTGGTGGAAATATGCTATACCACACAGCACTTGATACTTTTAAAACTATTGATTCTGGTGATATATTTAAAATCACGACTGGCAACCTAACTGTAGAATTAGCGTAAGGATAAAACATGGCTCTTATCGTAAAGGATAGAGTAAAAGAAACGACCACGACGACAGGCACAGGCACAGTTACATTAGCTGGAGCAAGTACAGGTTTTCAATCTTTTGCTGCTATAGGAAATGGTAATACAACTTACTATGCTATTACAAGTGGTAA